GGGCGTTAGCATTAATTCAGAAACAGCCTTGGCGCATGCCGCTGTTTTTGCTTGCTCCAAAGTGCTTTCCGAATCTGTGGCCTCTTTGCCACTTGAGCTGTTCCTGTCCACCGGGCAAGAAACAAAGGCGCTCACAACCGACGCGCGTTACACGCTGGTCAATTCAGAGCCTTCCACCCTTTACACTTCTTTTGATTTCCGCGCAGTTGCAATGATGCACCTGTGCTTGTACGGCAATTTCTACGCTGACATCTTGCGCGACGGCAACCGCCGCCCCGTTGAGCTTCGCGTGATCGACCCTCGCAACGTACTGCCAGAGCTAGACCCAAACATGGAGCTTTGGTACAAGATCAACGGCAGGCGCATGCCTGTAAGGCCGCGTGACATCCTGCATATCAAGGGGCTTTCTACTGACGGCATTATTGGCCGATCTCCCATACAGGTCTTCAAAGAAACGATCGGCCTTGGCATTGCCACTACCGAAACACAGGGCAGCTTGTGGAAAAACGGCATGCTCACGATGGGGTATTTGAAGCACCCCGGCAAAGTGACCACAGACCAGGTAGTAGATATAAAGGAAAACTTCAGGATTAACCACGCAGGGCGGTCGAACGCTGGCAAAATGCCTGTTTTGCAGGGCGGCATGGAGTACGTGCCGCTGACGCTAAAGCCTTCTGACGCGATGTTTATCGAAACTGCAAAATTGAGCCGTCAGGACATTTGCAGCATTTACCGCGTACCGCCGCACATGATCGGCGACCTGGAGCGCTCCACAAACAACAACATAGAACACCAGTCCCTTGAATTTGTCCGGGACACGCTTCGCCCAATCCTGAAAAATTGGGAGCAGGAGCTAAACAGAAAGCTGCTTTTCGACAATGAAAAAGCGGCCAAGTTTTTCCGCTTCAATGTCGATGCCCTTTTGCGCGGCGACACGAAAAGCCGTGGCGAATATTTCACCCGTGCCCTTGGCAGCGTGTCAAGCCCGGCATGGATGACCCCGAACGAAGTCCGCTTGATGGAAAACATGAACCCGGTCGATGGCGGAGACACGATGTACAGCCCAACTATGAACAATTCAGCAGACACGGCACCAAATGCCGACGATGCGCAAAATATGCAAGACGATGGAACACCAGCAGCTTCCAAATAACGGAATAGAACACCGCTTTGCCGCCGCAGACTTTGAAGCCCGGCAGGAAGGCGAACAAACCAGGTTTCGGGGCTATGCCCTGCGCTTTGGCGTGGTATACGACATGGGCTGGTTTACGGAAGAAGTGGACAAAAACGCGCTGTCAAATTCAGATTTGGCCGATGTGCGCATTTTGTTCAACCACGACCCAAACCAGATCCTTGGCCGGACAACGGCAAAAACAGCCATTGTCGGAGTTGATGACATTGGGCTGTGGTACGATTTTACGCCACCTGAAAGCCCGAACGGCGAAAATGCCAGAGTGGCGATCAGCCGTGGGGACATCACCCAAAGCTCCTGGGGCTTCCGCCTTCGCCAAGATGCCACAGGGCGCCGCACGGGCGACAGGTGGGAAATGCGCAACGGCAAAGAACACAGGATTTTGACCGACGTGTCCGAAGTGCTGGACGCTTCACCTGTCACGTTCCCGGCAAACCCTGATACTTCGATAGCAAAAAGATGCCGCGATGCCGCTTTGGACGTTGCACCGCCAGATCAAGCACCCCCACCACAACCAGACCCCGGCATAACAGAAACACTTAACAGGCTGACCCGCGCGCTAGACCGGAAGTTGGCAATTCAAACTAAACACAAATAAAATGGTAACTGGAATCCAGCAAGTGTATGACGAGCGCGCAAAGCTTGTTACACAAATGCAAGAAATCACCACCACGGCTGCAAAAGAAGGCCGGGCAATGACCACCGATGAAGTGGCAAAGTGGGAAAAAATCGAAGCCGATGAAGCATTGCTTTCTCGCACCATTGACGCGCACGAAAAAACCGAAAAGCTGGTAGCCGAACGCGCCGCCGTAAAATTCGAGAATGGCGGTAACCGCGACGCTGCGGGGCGCGAATGGGTAAGCAGCTCAACGGAAGACCGTGGCAAAACAAAGGCCTACCAGGAAACATACAGCCAGTATATCCGGTATGGTATGGGCAGCCTGACGTCCGAGCAGCGCTCTTTGCTCCAAACCCGTGGCACAAACACACAGGTTGTTGGCACGGATTCGCTTGGTGGCTACCTTGTACCTGACACCTGGCAGCCAGAAATCGAAAAGGCGATGCTTTCCTATTCTGGCATCATGCAGGCGGCGCGTCTCCTTCGCACAAGCGGGGGCAACACCCTCTACTGGCCGACCGAAGATGACACCTCAACTTCTGCTGTGAAAACCGCTGAGGCCGCCGCTGTCACCGTCGCCGATTTGACTTTTGCCCAAAAGCAGCTCGACGCTTACAAATACACCTCAATGATAAAGGTCTCTGAGGAGCTTTTGCAAGATTCCGCGTATGACATCCTGGCGGAAGTTACGGGCGCATTTGCGCCGCGCTTTGGCCGTGTGATGAACACAGAATGCACTACAGGCGACGGCTCCGGCGACCCCAATGGCGTTGTGACCGCAACATCTGCGGGCAAAACAGCAGCATCTGCTACCGCCATCACGTTCGCCGAGGTCATCGACCTGAAGCACTCCATTGATCCTGCCTACCGCAACGCGCCGAATTTTGGCTTCATGTTCCACGACACGGTTTTGGCGTACCTGAAAAAGCTTTCTCTCGGTTCAGGCGATGCCCGCCCATTGTGGCAGCCATCCTACCGTGAAGGGCAGCCAGACACAATCGACGGCACCAAATACTGGATCAACCAGGCTATGGACAACTCTATCAACGCAAGCTCCAAATTGATGCTTTGCGGCGATTTCAGCAAGTACATCATCCGTATCTCCCAAGATATGACGGTGACGCGCCTGAACGAGCTGTACGCTGAAAACGGCCTTGTTGGCTTCCGTGGCGTTATGCGCTTTGACGGTGAGCTTATCAACACCGGGGCAATCAAGCACTTAATCACCGCCGCATCGTAATGGCCGACACAATAGAGATACAAGTCCTTGATTCTTGCGTAGGAACCGATTTTGTGTATGCAAAAGGCGGGATATACCATGCGCCAGCAGAAAGGGCAAAAGACTTGATCCGGGGCGGTTTGGCCGTCCCGGTCAAAATCGAGGCAGAACGCCGTGAACAGACAGTAAACGAACAGCGGGAAATACGCGCAAAAGGCAAAAAATGATCGCACCTACTTTCACAAGCACTGATATATCAAAAGCTACCACGATGCCCGTCACATTGACCGAGGCAAAGCGGCAGCTACGGCTTGATGAAATTACAGAGGATGACGATCATGTAAGGACGCTTATTTATGCTGTTTCAGACCATATTGAAAGGCAGTACAACGTGGCACTTATAACAAAAACGGTTACTGAGTACCACAGTGCATTTCCTTCTTTGGCTAACGACCCGTTACGGCTGCATATCGCCCCGGGCATTGCTGTTACATCGGTTCACTACACAAACGAGGACGGCACATTAACGGAGTTTGACAGTTCAAAATACACGACAGGGAAAGGCACCAGGGACATGTTCCTGGTGCCGAAACCTGACTACGAATGGCCAACAGACGCGATACAAAAGCCCGACGCGGTTAGAGTTATTTATACCGCCGGGTATGGCGTAGACCCGCAAAGCGTGCCGCCAGCCGTCAGGCTTGCAATCCTTAACCTGGTAGGGAAGTTTGACGCGAACCGCGAAGATAGTGTCAGCGAAAAAACGACGGCATCTGACAGGCTCCTGGCTTCTTTCTTCCATTTCAATTCCTGACAATGGCAAAAAAAGCGGGTATAGGAGAGCTGAACAGGCGCATTGTTATTCAGGAAGAAACGGCGACACGCGGAACGTCAGGGCAGGAAATACTATCCTGGGCAACGCTTTACACATGCTGGGCTAAAATAGACTTTCCCGGCATTGGCAGCGGCGAACAGGTAGACAACGACCAGGTGATCGTCACGACAAGGCTTGACTTTACGATCAGGAAGCGCGACGGCATAGACGAAAAAATGAGGGTTGTCTACGGCGGGTCAAACTACAGCATCATCAACATAAACGAACACGGTGGCAGGAACGAATTCCTGTTGTTGCAAGCGCAAAAGGTAGAATGAATGTAGGAAAGTACATATACAGCGTATTAACTGCAAACGCGGGCGTTTCAGCGCTTGTGGGGACTAGGGTTTATCCGGTAATCATTGCCGAAAAAGCCGCTTTCCCTTCAATCGTTTACACCGTTTCTACCACGCCAAAGGACAAGCAAAAGACCGCTGTTTCAGACCATGATACTGAGGTAGTGACCTTTCACTTTTGGGCAGACTTGCAACAGGGCGCAGACGCGTACACAAAGACTAACGCTATTGACGCTGCTGTAAGGTCGGCACTTGATTTTGTGAGCGGCACAGCAGCCAGCGTCATTGTAGAGCATTGCCACTTTGATGGTTCGCGGGACATTATATCTGAAGACAGGATGCTGATAGGCAAAGAAGCGACTTACACATTTATAACCAAGAACTAATGGACGCGCAACTACAAACAGAGCTAAATATCGCTAT